ACCTCCATCAACTCAGGCTCGTAACAACATAAGAGCCACTGTTAACTAGGAAACGCCCATGTTGAGGTTCATCATCCGTAAACTAAAGCTCTTGGTCTTAACCTTGCAGGCCTACGAGATGCATTGGTTGGCCAATAGAGCAGCTGAAGTATTACGTCTGCACTCGTCGTACCAACTCAAGGATCTTGGTCTTAACAGAGGTGGCATTATCCATGCCGCCCACCATAAGTGCCCCATCTGTCATCCAAAGGTCTGGCAAGAGTGGATCAAGGATGTGTGATCGTCTGTCATCCAAGGTGTGACCAAGGTGTGTGACTTAGGTCCGTATTCTGCATTCAAAGATCGAGCCCTTCAGCCAGACAAGAATTACAGAAGGTCAGCACTAATGACCTAATGTCTACCAAGCGTCATCAGATAAAGTATCCGTTGACCTCCAGTCATCAACGATATCAGAGGCTTAGGCTACCTGGTATCAATCAATTTCAATCAATCAATCCCATTTGGGTCCCCCTATCGTCATTCTGAGGCCCCGGTGGGTCAATCAATAAGACGATTTCAAAAGTGGGGACTAAAGGCCGCGTTGTTGTTGTTGTTGTCCGACCTCTTCAACAAGCGTCCCACCCTAGAAACAAAAGAAAGAGGAACCATCGATATGGCTCTAGAAAATGGAACCTACGTCAACTCTCTGGTCACATCGAACCCGGCCTCGACTGACGGCATTGCCCAAGCTGATGACCACATCCGCCTGATCAAGAGTACCATCAAGAATACCTTTCCCAACCTCACTGGCGCTGTGACTGTCACGCAAGCAGACCTAAACAACACAACGTCTATCCCCAGCTCTTTGACTGACCTTGGTATCACTGATGGTAGCGCCAACCAAGTGCTCCAAACAGATGGCAGTGGTAACTTCAGTTTCTTTACGTTGCCAGCAGGCACCACAGACACCAACTACTATGTGAATGGTGGCTATATTAGTGGCACTACGCTGACCCTCAGCCGCCAAGGCCTTGGTAACGTCAGTATCTCAGGACTTCCTGCTTCTGTGACCAATACAAGCCAACTGACTAATGACAGTGGCTTCATTACGGCTGCCAATGTGAGTGTCCCAGATACTTTGGGTGTAAACCAATCCTACTCAAGTGTAACTTTGTCTCCAAATACTTGGTATCACAACACTACAGGTCGTGCCATTGCACTTTATTATATGTTAAATCTGGGCGGTGGGACGGCTTATATCAGCACAGTCGGGTCATTTGTTGACGCCATTCAGGTTGGTGGGCCTGACGGTGATAGCGGGACATGGGATAATGGTTATTTTATTGTCCCTAATGGACACTATCATCTAACAAATGGCAGTTCCTATCGCAACGCCGCTTATCTGTCATAGGAGTTAAAATGTCTAAATACTTTATAAATCTTAATGGGGATTATTGGGAAACCTTATCAGACCCTTCGGATGAGATTATTGCTGCATACCCAGCCGGAACCGTTGAAGTAACACAACGTCCATCTCACTTACACACTTACGAAGGTGGAGCTTGGGTAGCACCCTCTGATGCGGTGTATGATGAATGGAAAGCTACAGGGGTTCGTGCAGAGCGTGACATGCTTTTAAGAACAAAAGTTGATCCACTTGTGTCTAACACTTTGCGCTGGGCAGACCTATCCTCAGACAAGCAAACTGAGTGGACTGTGTACCGCCAAGCACTGCTCGATGTACCTCAGCAATCTGGGTTCCCACGCACAGTAGTTTGGCCCCCGGTAGTCACTTAGACTTAACCTACAGTAAGGAACTCAGGCCATGCCTAACCTACCAATCCGTGGACTAGGGTCCGTGGGCGTGGTCACTGATGTTGACCCCTACAACCTCCCCCCAAATGCCTACACCAGAGCAAAGAACATTAGGTTCACTGATGGCAATGTGACCCGTGGCCCAATCTACCGGGCTGTGTCTGATGCCATCACTTGGAACCCTAAGTTCTCTTATGGACTAGCTGCCCAAACTGGCTACGACACTGTGTTGGTTGTCGATGACACCTTTGACATCCATGAGTTCTTTAATGGAACCTTTACGCAGCGGTTTAACGCGAGCACCTCTGCAAGCATTGATCCCGTTACAGCAACCACCTTAGCTGATGTTCAGTATGTCAATCGGTCAGACCAAGTGCCTGTAGCAAGAACACCGGCTGCCACTAACTTCACTGCCTTAGCAAATTGGCCAGCCAACTACAGTACCACTGCACTCCGATCCTTTGGTGACTTCTTATTGGCCCTAGGCACTGTAGAGGCAGGCAATAGCTTTCCTAACCGTGTGAGGTTTTCGGACCCAGCCCTGGCAAACCAAGTCCCATCAACCTGGGACGAAACTGACTTGACCAACAGCGCAGGCTTCAATGACCTTGTGCAGATGAAGACACCAATCGTGGATGGCGCCACACTGGGTGCCAACTTCCTAATATATTCACAGGACCAGGTCTGGTCGATGGAGTTTGTAGGTGGTACGTTCATTTTCAACTTCCGCAAAATCTTTGATGATGCCGGGGTAATCAATCAAAACTGTATCGTGGAAGTAGAGGGCCGCCACTACGTCTTTGACCGCGGTGACATATATGTGACTGATGGCAACACGCGCCAATCTATATGTGATGGTAGGGTCCTTAACTACATCTTTGGCGGCATGAACACTTCGCGTACTCACGAATGCTTTGTTCTGCACAATAGTGCTTTGGAAGAGATATACTTCTGCTATAGCACAGGTGATGATATGGCCCTTTATACAAGTGGCACCCATTGTAACCGTGCAGCAGTCTACAACTACAAAGAGGATGTATGGTCCTTCCAAGACTTACCTAACGTAGTCAGTGGCACCGAGGCCTCTGTTGACAGTGTTTTCGCATACGATGACGCAGATCAAACATACGAAAGCATTGGTGGTACATACCACGACCAAGAGAGCCAGAATAACCCCAGGTCATTACTCATGTCCGCTGCTGGTGGCGGCATTGCAGACAGTAAGCTCTACGGTATCGACCTAGTGGACCAAGGCAACTTAGCTCAATCAGTGGACACCACAGTCTCCTCTCCGCTTCTACTTGAGCGTGTAGGCATAGACCTAGATGACGTGGGTATCCCCCTCAGCGGCTACAAGGTAATCTCCAAGGTTTACCCACAGATGTCTACGGTCAATGCAGATGCCACCTTTGGTTTTACCTTTGGTGCTGCTGACACTCCCAATGCCGCTCCCAACTACCAGACTGAAGTCACCTTTGACTCCTCTGATGAGTACAAGGTGGATACACGGGTTGCTGGTAGATACCTGTCCTACAAGTTGACTACAGCTATTCTCAAGGACTTTGCATTCAGTGGTATGGACGTTGAAGTTGTAGTCACAGGTCGGAGGTAACTCATGTCACTATCTGACAAGATCAACATGCTGGTGTCCCGCTATGTTCGGCGGCAGGTCCCTAACCTCAACCCTGACTTCTTACCTAACTATCTCCAGGAAGAGCTGCGAGAGGTGGAAGCATCTATACGGTCTTTGAGTGACGCCAGCTTGCAAGTGGCAGACAGTGAACCAGCTAGCCCCCGCAAGGGCATGGTCCGCTATGCGATTTCACCTTGGGACCCCCTTAGCGATGGGACCCAAGGACTTGTTGTTTACAATGGTACAGCTTGGGCAGCAGTGGGTGGATCAGCTTCTACAGTAGGGCTAACTTACAATGACTTCTAAGCTCATGAAACAAGACCTAGAGATCAGGCAGTCTCTGATGGAGTACCAGACGATAATGCTCCATGGCATTGCAGAGGGCAAGCTGGAGTGCGCTTTAGATCAGACCGAGCTTGAGCACCATTTCACGCCCCTGGATGATCGTTATGGGTGCCACCAGTATGCCCGTCAGCTGTTCATGCCAAAAGGTATAACTGTGGCCGGGGCTCTGCATAAGCGGGACCACCTAACTTTCTTGATGGCAGGCACTATGGTGATCATATCTGAAGACGGTGGTCGCCAACGACTGACTGGGCCTCAGACCTTTGTATCACCAGCCGGCGTCAAAAGAGCCTTCTTCATTGAGGAAGACACAACATTGGTTTGTGTTCACCTCACAGCTCATGGTGCAGAAGAACACATGGAAGCAATCGAGGATGAAGTCCTAAGCCCCACCTATGAGGCAATGGGACTAGAAGAGCCTGACCTGACTTCCCTAAATGAGTTCCTCACGAACTCTAGTAATAACAAAATCGAGTAGGAAACCAATATGGTATTTGCAATAGGAGCCACCCTCATCGGCGCTGGCGTTGGTCTTTATGGTGCAAATAAAGCATCAAAATCACAAGACGCAGCCACAGCCGCATCCTTAGCCGGTTTTAAGCAGTACGAACCTTATGTGGACGCTAACCTATCTGGCTCACAAGCTGCACTAGGCGGTGTACTAGAGACTGGTGCTTACGGTGGCCAAACCCTAGCTGGACCTAACGACTTCCAGACGGGCACTGCCACCAACATGGGCAACATAGGCGGCAACCTCCAGAACTCTGGTTACGCCATGATGAATACCAACGCTGGCTTTGGCACCAATGCGAACCAGTTATACAACCAGTTCCAGGGATTGTCCCAGAACGCCCAGCGCGATCGCCTGTCTTCTGCCAACCAGTATGCCATGGATAATATGGATCCCATTGTAGCCGCTGCAATGCGCGACGATCGGCGTAATCTACAAGAGAACACCCTGACAGGCATCGACCTAGCAGCAAGCGGCACAAACAACATGAACTCTAGTCGCGCAGGTGTAGCCGAGGCCGTAGCCAACCGTGGCTATGACGACCGCCGTGCTGATGTCAGGTCCCAGGTTATGGATAGTTTGCGTACACAATCTTTGAACCAGCAAAACCAGCAGTTTGTTGACCAGTCAAATGCCCTAACCAATGCTGGTAACGCGAACACTGCAATTTCTAATGCATATAACAGTGGTATGAACACACTAGGCGAGGGTGCTAACTTTGGTATGAACGCAGGCAACGCCCTGCAAGGTTATGACCAATCTGCACTTAATGACCAACAGGCCGCATTTGAGCGACAACGTGATTTCGAGTTACAACAGCGGAAGGGCTTTCAGTCTGATGTTTTAGGTAAAGCGCCTTCGGCTCCAACAGTTACCCCAAATCTATACAATGGGGTCCAGGGGGCCATCAGTGGTGGTATGCAGGGCTTTGGCTTTGCAAATCAGTATGCACAGCAGAATGGGCTACCTAGCAACAACGCCAGCAGTTCTTTCTTTAACCCATTCTTTGGAGGCCAATCTGGCCTCGGAATCAGTTAGGAGGCAATTAATATGGCACTTCCCCCCTCAGATCCCCGCACTCAATTCTCCTATGGTCCAGCACTTCAGATGAACCCAAATCTTTCAGCCAGCATCGTGCCCTATAGCCAGGGCCAACCCGCCCTAATGAACCCCAACCAGCCAAACAACCCTCCCCCAGCCCTCCAGACCGGCAACGCCAGGGGATCCTCCCGGACGCCTACCATTGAGCCCCAGAAGATCAATATGATGGGCGAGGGTATGATCCGCATGGGATCAGCCATGGGCGCACAGCAGGGTATGGGTCTGAACGCAGGCATGGCAGCAATGGGCCAAGAATATGGCAACATCATGGATTACAACCGGGCAGGCGAGAAAGAAGCCTTTGCCCTCGAGGAAGCTCGTCGGGTTGAACTACAGAGGCGCATGGATGCTCAGGCTGCTGCAAAAGCTAAGGCAAACAAACCTAAATCCGGTGCCGATATGATCCTGGCGCAGGAAGGTGTAAATGAATTAGGCACTCTGATTTCAGCCCTTGAACAAGGGGGGCTGACTGGCCCCATGGATGGTACAGTACAAGCGTGGTTAGATCGCACAGGTATTCGTGATTTCTTTAAAGGAAATGATGCTGGTGCAAAACGTGCCTACTACCGCCAAAGACTTGAGAACTACAGGGTTAACGAGGGATTAGCCATAGCCGCTAAAACCAAAGGTGCCATCAGTGACAAAGAGATGAAACTTTTCTTGAAACCAATCCCGGCCACTGCTGATACTACAGAGGCTACCTGGCTGTTTCACCTAAGAGAGAAACTAAGGATCAATAGTAAGATCCTCGCTTTTGAACAGGGTGCCGCTTCTGTCGGCTTCTCCTTTGTAGACTAACTCACACTAGGATCTCACATGCCAGAATTTAAGATAAAGATGCCTGACGGGCAAATCAGAACCGTGCGTGGACCTGATCGTGATGGCGCGATGGCTTTTGCCATGGCAAATTACAACCCTGCAACCACTTCAGCCCCCACTACTACAAGTGCAGAACCCGAGGTTAACCCGGAAGGTGTATCTCTCGGTCGTGCTTTCAAACGTGGTCTTATTGAGACGTATGCAGGCGCACCTACGGCCCTGGCTATGGCTGACATCCAGAAATTCCAAGACGCTTTCCAGCTACAGCAGCCAGGCGGTGTCAACGCCCTTGCTTACGATGAGCTGATGAAAACCCGTGTGCCCTTAGAGGCCATGGCGGGTAGAAGCGTCAACCTGGACGTAAACACCCTAGAGGGTCGCCGCAGTGTTGATGCACTACAGGACAGGTACAATCTCAAACCAGGAGAAAAGGTTGATTACCTCCAGACCTTAGATAAGCGCATTGAAAAGGCCACTAATCTCCGGTCAAATCCACAGGACGAGATAGACGCCCAATGGGAGCGCATCAAGACTAACGCCCAATACGCCGGTGATTTACAAGACAAAGCCGCAGCAATCCCAAGGGGTGTTAGGGGTGGTATATATGCCGGAGCCTTGGCCGAAGCCCCAGACACCTGGAAAGGTTGGCTTAGTACAGTAACAAATGACCCTGTAGGTTTCGTAGAGTTTATAGGTGAGACAACAGCTGAAAGCGGCGCTCAAATTGTGGCAGGCCTGACAACCTCTTTATTGACCAGATCACCTAAAGCCGGTGCCCTTGTCATGGGATCTGGTGGTTTTGCCAGAGAGTACGGCAATGAAGTTGCTAGTTTCCTAGAAGAGAATGGCATTGACCTCTCGGACCCGACTGCCGCCAAGAAGATGTTTAACGACCCACAGTTGATGGATGAGGCGAACTCCCGAGGCGTTACCCGTGGTGTTGTAATTGCGGCAGCCGACTTTGCAGGCCAGGGCCTCGTTGCGCGTGAGTTCTTCAAGAAAAGCCTTGCCCGGCAGGTTGGGGTTCAGATGGGAACGGAGGGTTTGGGAGAAGCAGGCGGTGCCCAAGCGGTCGGTGATGACTTTAGCGTCAAGGACACCGCGACAGA